ACGTAGTTGGTGGTGATGGTATCACAGTAAATGCTGATGAAGTAGAAGCCACAGTTGACGGTACTACAATCGAATTATCAGCGACTGATGGAACAGGAGCATTAAGAGTAAAAAATGATGGTATTGACCATGACCAGTTAGCAGCAAGATTTTCAGAAGAGGTATCAATATCTACTTTAACAGGAACAGTAAATTTTGATTGCAGTTCTGGTTCAACATTTAAGTTAAGCGATGATTTAACAGGTGCATATACAATAAAGTTAATTAATTACAAACTTGGTCAAATTGTAAGCATATACCCTGTAACAGGAAATCAAACTCTTAACCTTGATGCAGGTACAGGAACTTCTGTATTTAACAAAATAGGTGGAGTTGATTATGAAGATGATGGAACATCAGATAACATTATTCAAATAGAATGCGTTGATGATGATGCAGCAGACCCTGTTTTCTTTTATAGCATCGCAACTTACACAAGTAGTAAATCAGATATTTAATTTATGTTTAATAGAAGATTTTTAAAACCATATTCAGCAGCAGGTTTAACACTTGAATACCTTGTCGTTGGAGGCGGAGGCGGAGGTGGAAGCGGTCCAGCAGGTTCTGGTGGTGGAGGCGGTGCAGGTGGTTACCGAGCCGCAACAGGTTTTTCTTTCACTACTGGAACAGCGTACACAGTTCAAGTAGGTGTTGGCGGTGCTGCAGGAGCAGGATTTAATGCAAGTGGTCAAGGCACAAATGGTGGAGACACAACATTTGCAACGATTGTTGCTACTGGTGGCGGTGGCGGTGGATATAATACAACCTATGGTGCAAAAGATGGTGGCTCTGGAGGTGGAGCATCAATGAATAACTCTGGAGCGAATACTGGAGGAAGTGGTAACACACCATCAACTACTCCAAGTCAAGGAAATGATGGAGGAGATACACTCGCAGGAAATGTTGCACCAGAATTTTTAAATTGGGCTGCTGGTGGAGGAGGAGGTTCTTCCGCAGCAGGTGGTGATGGTTCAGCAGATTCTGCAGGAAATGGTGGAGACGGAACAGTTAATAGTATATATACAACCAATCAACCATATGCTGGTGGTGGTGGTGGTGGTGCAAGAGACACAGCAGCTACAGGCGGTTCTGGAGGAACAGGCGGTGGTGGTAATGGTGGAAAAGGAGCATCTAGTATTTACACAGGTGGCAACGGAACGGACAATCTCGGCGGAGGCGGAGGTGGCGGAGGTCAAGATGCTAATGGTGGAGCAGGAGGTAAAGGTGTTATCATATTAAAATACCCAGATACTGTTACTGCATCTGTTACTGCTGGAGTTCAAACCTCTCACTTAAATTCAACAGCTTTTGGTTCTGGATACAAACTAACTAGAATTACAGGTGCACTCACTGGACAAACAATAACATTTAGTTAATATGGCACATTTTGCAAGATTAAATAGTCAAAATAAAGTAGTAGAAGTTGTATCTGCTCCTGATAATATAGATGAAGCAACATTGTCTACAGAAACAGGACAGACATGGAAGCAAACATCTTACAATACAAGAGAAAACATTCATATATTAGGTGGTACACCATTTCGTAAAAACTATGCAGGAATAGGATATAAGTATTATGTATCTCACGATGGATTTGCACCACCTAAGCCATATACTTCTTGGACACTAGATGGCACTACTTGTACTTGGCAACCACCAACATCAAAGCCTAATGATGGTAACTTTTATGAGTGGAACGAAGATGACCTTAGTTGGGATTTAGTATCATAAAGCTATGCAAGACTTGAAGATATACGGACTTAATTTAGGAGCGATAGTATTTAGTGCTATGCCAAACATTAACACGCAGCTACAAACTGTCGTTTTAATACTAACCATAATCTATACCTTAACTAAAATCTACAAACAACTAAAATGAAAAAGAAAGACTTAATACACTATTCGGGAGCAGCAGGTATTTTTATCCTTGTAATTCTATTGTTGTTATATTTAGCGAATAATTCTATTCCTGCCGAAAACAAAGACATTATTGTTTCTATTGTAGGGATGATCGTTGGTAGTTTAAGCGTGGTTATATATGCCATTATAGGTAGAAATCCAGATGAAGTTGCTGATTTGACAACAAAAGTAGAAAGTCAACAAAAACAAATTGAAACACTTGTAGAACAAAAAGATGCATATGAAGCACAGATGATTACTTTACAACAAGAAATCATAAAAGCTGGAAGTGATGCATTTAAAAGTATATTAGATAAATAATGAAATATTTTGAATTAAGTGAATTTGATTCTCCAGATTTTCCAGGGAGCGGAAAGAATATGGATGCAAAATTTCTTGAGAAGATTGAAATGGCTCGCGATATTGCAAATATTCCTTTTCGGATCAATAGTGGATATAGAACGAAAGAACACAATGCGTATATTGGAGGAAGTAAATACTCAAGCCATTGTTACGGATATGCAGTCGATATCCATTGCACCGATTCAAGAAGCAGAGCAATCATTATTGACAGTTTGCAGAAAGCAGGATTCAATAGGTTTGGCATTGCAAAGACCTTTATCCACGTTGATAATGACCCAGAAAAAGATGCCAATGTTATCTGGCTTTACTAATACAGCAGGATGTACTATAAGCTATGGGCAAGTCATTAAATAGAAGGGGTAAATATAGTCACTGTACTAGAGCACAGAAAAAAGGTAGAAATAAACCTGCCAAGAAAAAATGAGTAACGAACTAAAAATTAAGTCTAACGGACTTAGAAACGAACTAAAAGAGATACGCAAGAGTATCGACAAACTTACTAACGCCATACTCATGGCACAAACAAACAAACGACATGAAAGCAATAATTACACTTGGGATGGTGTTTGCGGTGATGACTGCGAGTGCACACCCATTAAGCAAAAAGAAATCTGTAGAGAAGAAACAGGACGTTCATTTGGAATATGAATGCTGTAGAATGACGTATGACGAAATACGGGAGCAACTACGAGAAGGTGCTATAACCTTAGAAGAAGCCCAGACACTCTGGCTAGAACATAAAAAGAATGAGCAATAAAAAACGCTTTAAAGATACTAAAGTCGGAAGTTTCCTACTGGAAAAAATACCCAATATTGTTGGCAGTCTTGCTGACGATACCCCTGTCGGCTCTGTGGTTCGTTCCATTATTGGTGGTTCGGATATGTCTGAAACAGATAAACAAATTGCTCTCAAGAAGCTAGAGCAAGAAATCCATGAATTTGATGGCATTACAAAACGCTGGGTAGCAGATGCTAATAGCGGGTCATGGCTCGCCCAGAACGTAAGACCCCTTACTTTAGTGGGATTAACGTCTGCCTTTATTATCGGGTGGTATATGCAGATCGAAGAGCTATCTGTAGTGAAAGAGCTTTTACAATTAGTCTTCATAGGGTACTTCGGATCACGGGGTGCGGAGAAGATAATTGGCAACAAACATCACAAGTAGTTATTAACAATTACAATATAACGAATAATGTTCACTACATTTGTAGTGTAGATTTTTCGTAAATCTCCCAGTTTATACGTTTTCCTTGAAGGTGAGGGTTAGCAAATATGTTAGCCCTCTTTTTTTTATATTGTATTGTCATATGCAAAATAATCACTATATTGCAGACATGAATATTTATGAAAAACTGGTGGACATTCAAGGGAGATTGAAAGCACCAAAGAATCAGAGAAACAATTTCGGTAAGTACAATTATCGGAGTTGTGAAGACATCTTAGAGGCGTTAAAGCCTTTATTAGTGGAGCATAAGTTAGCCTTAACGGTTAGCGATGAAACCAAAGACATTGCGGGTATTCCTTTCATTGAGGCGTGTGCTGTATTGTCTGATGGTAAGTCCCAGGTGCATGCTAAGGCACAAGCGGGAATAGACCCTAATCGAAAGGGTATGGACATTTCTCAATCATTCGGTAGTAGTAGTTCTTATGCAAGAAAGTATGCATTAAACGGGTTATTCTTGATTGACGATACTAAAGATGCAGACGCAACCAATACCCATGGTAAGAAGTCTAATATGGTGAGTAATCTAGAGGAACTCAAGCCTAACACCGAGAACTTCAATAAAGTTAAGAATGCATTGTCCCAGGGGTTCACTATTGCTGATATTAAGCAGAAGTATGCCGTAAACAAAGAAGTTGAAAAATTATTATTATCTTAAAATTAGTTATTATGAGTGATCAGAAACAACGAAAGTTCTGCGGTAACGCAGTTAAAAGTGGAGACTTTTACCACAACATTACCTTAAAAAAAAGCCAGGTAGACCAACACTGGTTTGAGTACAATGGCGAGCAATACCTTCGCTTGACCATGGGACAGAACCGAGAGGTTACTAAATATGGTAAGACGCATTCCTTATGGATTAATGAGTATAACCCAGAAGAGAACAAGTCTAACAACAATCAGAAAGCCACTGTGAACGCAGGAGATGGGCTTCCTTTCTAGTTTAACCATGTCTATAAGGGGTAAGTATATCTTGCCCCTTTTTAGGCTCTTAAAACGTCTTAAAATGAGTAATACGAAATTTGTAAATGTTAAGAACAACTTTACAAGCGAGAAACTTTCATTCAAGGAGAACGCAGTTTTATCGTACTTATGCAGTCTATCACAGAAGAAATATTGTTACGCATCTAACCAACACCTTTGCGATACCCTAGGTATTGAGGATAGAACCATGTACCGTATTTTATCAAGTTTAGAAGATAAGAATCTAATTATTAGAGAAACAAAGTCAACTGGGAAGTATGGAAAGGATCGTAAGATTTACGTTCATCCAACTGTCAAAAAGACATATCATACATAAAATTATATATATAATAAATAACTAAGTATATATAATTATATATATATATATTATATTATATTATATGCAAACATTCAAGGATTTAGGAATACAACTGAAAAGTAACCGAGAGGAGCAAAAAGTACAGTGCCCTAATTGTGTGAAGCTCGGTAAAGAAAACTACAGAGACACCTGCTTATCTGTAAACCTCCACCTTGGCTTATATAACTGCCATAAGTGTGGATGGAAGGGAAAGATAAAAACTAAAGAAGATTACATACAGCAAGTGAAAACATATAAGAAACCAGACAAGAAAAACATGAAGAAACTAACTGATCAAGGCAGAGAGTTTCTTAATTCAAGAGGAATAACAAACGAAGTAATTGACGCCAATAAGATAGTGTCCACTAAGGATAATAGAAACGTACTGTTTCCTTATATCATGAATGGCGAAATAAAGAACTATAAAACCAGAGGACTGGACGGTAAATTCTTTACCCAGTCTAAGGATGGTGAATCTATTGTATTTAACTACGATAGGTGTAAAGGAAGTGATACCATTGTAATTTGTGAGGGGGAAATGGATTCTCTATCTTGGGAAGTAGCGGGTGTAGAATTTCATACCTCTGTTAATATGGGTGCTCCTAACCAGGGAGATAATAACATAGATAAAAAGCTAGAGTGCATTAGCAACTGCTACGATATATTTGATGAGGCAAAAAATATATATATCGCCACAGACGAAGATGAGAACGGTAGAATACTCCAGAAAGAACTCGTAAGACGCTTTGGAGCAGAAAAGTGTTTATTAGTGGATTTAAGCCCTTTTAAGGACGCTAATGAGGTCTTACTCAAGGAAGGTGCAGAAAGTCTCCAGAGAAGGCTTAAAAGTGCCTCTAATCCAAAGATGGAGGGTATATTCAACGTGTCAGATGTGGAGAAGTCTATGTTGGACGGATACCACAATGGATTGGAAAGAGGGTCAACAACACACATAGAATCTATAGATAAGGCTTGGACTTGGCGAAATGGAGAGGTTAATATCTGGACGGGTTACCAGAACGAAGGAAAGTCACTATTCTTAAATCAATTAGCTACACTAAAGGCGTTCCATGATGGGTGGAAGTTTGCTGTTTTCTCGCCAGAAAATATGCCAATGAATGATTTCTTTAATGATATTATTGAAATGTACGCTGGTAAATCATCTGACCCTTTTCATGGTAACTTACAGATGCCTATAGAAGAATATAAAGAGGCTATGGACTTTGTAAAGAAGCATTTCTATCTCATATTCCCTAGGAAAGATTTTCAGTTAGATTCTATATTTAATAGGGCGAAATATCTTGTAAAGACAAAAGGTATACGTTCATTGATCATAGACCCATATAACACAGTTCAACATAAGTTAAGGGCGGGAGAAAGAGAAGACTTATATATTTCTAGATTTATGAGTGAACTTAAAAGATTTGCCTTAGACTATAATATTTCAGTACACTTAGTTGCACACCAGGTAACACCCGTAAAGGATAATGATGGGCGATATATAAAGCCAGATGTCAATCGCATAAAGGGTGGAGGGACGTTTGCAGATAAGGCGGACAATGTAATGTTTATATGGCGTCCAGAGCGTGCCTTGGATTTCTCAAATACTTTAGTTACCTTTGGTTCACAGAAGATTAAGAAACAGAAGCTCGTAGGAATACCGCAGGAGATAAACGATATTAGTTTTAACGTGAGAGAGCAAAGATATTATTATGGTGGTAAGACGCCATTTAAGAAAGTAGATGAAATCAGAAACCGAAAAGACCGTAGTATTACCGATATGGATATTCAGTGGTAAGAACCGTTTTATGCTTAACTTAAATCAGTATAATAAGTGGTACTACAAGTTTAAAAATAGAATTAAGATAAAGTTTAATGAAGAGGTCAAGGATTCCCTTGGCTTTTCTTTTTCTGGTGAGATAGAGATTTACTACCAATACTTTGCTCCAGATAAGAGAAAACGTGACCTTATGAATGTAATCGCAGTAGTAGATAAGTTCTTCCAAGATGCTATGTCTCAGCATGGTTGCATAGAGGACGATAATACAAAAATCGTGAAGAAGGTTACTTGTAAATACATGGGAGTAGACACGGAGAACCCAAGAATAGAAGCTACAATCAAACCTTATTATGCAGATTAAATTTAACAATATGTATGTAACCTTATTTCCTATTTATGGTCTTTGTGTTGGCGTTAACTATTGGGACACCCATATGAAACCAGAGGAAGATCCACACCCAGAGGATCAGTCTCCAGAGTATATGATTCAGTTGTTTATTGGTATTTTTGGTATTTCGTTTCATTGGTGGCAAGATTAATAGATATATTAGGTGAGAGACATGATGAGTGGTTCGCCATGGCAAAATCATTCAAGTGTAGTGATGACACAGCGAATGAAGTTGTACAGGAAATGTATATACGCCTATCTAAGTATGTAGATGAGCCAGAAAGAATAATGTTCAATGAACACGAGATTAACACATATTACGTTTATGTAACTATGAGAAATATATACTTAACATCCCTACAGAGGAAAAATAGAACAGTTCAATACATAGAGATAAAGGACAATAGAAACTATGAAGAGGCGGATATTGAGAGAGAAAAAGCCCTTCAGAAAGTTGTGGACAATATAAAGAAACGGGTAGATACTTGGTACTGGTATGATAAGAAACTATGGGAGATACACTTTGAACGCCAGATGAGCATGAGAGCTATTGCTAGTGCCACCACTATTAGTTTGAGTTCGATATTCAATACGCTTAAGTCTAACAAGAGTAAGATACGGGAAGAATTTGGAGAAGATATAGAAGACCTAAACAATAAAGACTATGACAGAATTTAAGGGCGATAAAAGGACAAAGGAATATAGAGCCTGGAAAGCCAAGCACGAGAAACAGAGTAAAGGTCTCGGTGATACTATCGAGAAAATAACTACCGCCACTGGTATAAAATCTTTGGTGGATTGGGTAACAGAAGAAGACTGCGGGTGCAGTGAAAGACGTGACGCCCTCAATAAGCTATTTCCCTATAAGAAACCTAAGTGGTTTACAGAGCAGGAGTACAAATGGCTTACTGAATGGTTCTCTAGAAAAAGAAACAGTATATCTGTGGATGCTCAAAAGCGTATGTTTGAAATACATAATCGCATCCTGGATGAGAACGAGAGAATTACTGGCGGGTGTACCCCGTGTAAATTTAATCGCATACAAGCTAAAGTAAAACAAGTATACGACAAGTACCAATGAGCGATTCAGTAACAAAGTATTTTGAGAATGCTAGTAGTACAGTTCCTATCAAAAAGGATAAGATTGTAGATGAGGTGCTGTACAAATATAAAGAACGCAGTTATAAAGGTATAGAGACTTATGGCACAACGCTAGAAGAATCTAAAGAGAATCACCGAGCCTTCCTAGTGCACCTCCAGGAAGAGCTTATGGACTCAACACTATACCTACAGAAACTAATAAAACAAATAGACGATGCCACTAAGAATGAAACCTAAGAAGTACGAAGAACAAAAGGATTTTAACGCCAGATGTATGAATAACGCTAAGATGATTAGTGAATTCAAAGACCGTGATCAGCGATTCGCTGTATGCCAAGGAATCTGGAAAGATAATTTCAATCCTAAAAAATAATTTGTCAGTTCCATAATTTTGTTTAGCTTTGTTAAAAAGGAAAACATTATGAAACTATTACACACAATCTTAAAACTCCCTAAATTATCCATGGCACTAGTGCTACTGGTATTTTTCTACATTGTTGAAACAATACTATTAGTTATCTACTTATCTCTAGAAAAGCCACTAAGCTTCTTATTGGAGCTAGTGGAGAAGACAATTAAGTATTTAGTAAAAACAATTTAGTTATGGGATTTAGTAAAAGAGAATTTGAGAAGCTACAACAAGAGTATCCACTAGGAGAGGAGTGTAGAGCTGAACTTCATTGGATGGAACAAGAACAGTACGAAAGGTATCCGAAAAGAAAAGAAGATACTAACGAACTATACGATTACGATTAATATGATATTTACGCTAGACGATAAGGCATGGCACGAGAGTGAACTTCTGGAGAAGATGCAGGACGATGAATTCTATTTCGGGTATATGGGACAGAACAGTCTCTCATCCTCTTCAATAAAACTTTTAGCCAAAGACCCTAACAAGTATCTAGCGTCTATCGGTGGAGAGAGTCAGCCAAACCCAGCGTTTGACTTTGGCTCTCTTTTTCATTGGTATATATTAGAACCAGAAGTATACAGAAACCAGAAGTTTGTTGATGCACCAAAAAGAGCGGGTAATTTATGGAAGGAAGCATTAGCCGAACATGGCAGAGTGTTTCTCCAAAAAGACAAGGATAAAGTGGAAGAGGTTGCGGAAACCTTCCTATCCTGCTCTAAGGTGGATCACATCCTTAAACATAGTAGGGCTGAAGTTCCCGCTGTAGGAAATATTGGTGGGTTTTGTTTTAGAGCTAAGGCTGACATCCTAGGCGATGGTTATATAGCAGACCTTAAGACTTGTCAAAACATAAAGTGGTTTAAGAGTGACGCCTGGAAGTATGGATACTCTGCACAAGTATATATCTACACTGAATTGTTTGGTATAGACTATACGAACTGGGTATTTATTGCAGTGGATAAGTCTACTGGTGAATTTGGTTTCTTTACTGTATCTGAAGAATTTTACCTAAATGGTAAACAAATCGTAGAGGACGGTATAGAAAACTACAGATTGATAAAAGAAGGTCAAACATACTTTGAGCCTTATTATATAGAAGGTATACTATGATTTATGCTAGTAAGGAAGAGTGCTACCAGGATATACTTATATCTCTTACAACTGGACTACTAGTCCCTACTGATATTAGTTTACTAAGACAATTTTATGAAGAAACAGAACAGTATGAATGCTGTCAAGGAATAATAGAAGCGTATATAGATTATGAGAAACTGCGAAGAAAAAGCGATGATGATTCGGAATCGAGTTCAACAAGTGATGAGAGTGAATTTATTAGAGAGGAATGAAAATACCGGTAGATTGTATAGGGGTAGAAAGCAAGTCTACTCCAGGGCACTTTACTATGGTTTATGTCGGGAGCTCACCAGTATGAGTCTAGAGGCGATAGGTAACACCCTAGGTCAAGACCATGCTACAGCCCTCCATGCCATTACAAAGACCTATAATAACTTTCTACTTTGGAACGAGACCGATTACATTAGAGCCTGCGAACTTATTAAGGAAGATATTGATAAGAATAATAGGGCAAAGTATGTTGAGGATTTAATACGCCAAAACATATTACTAAAAAGAGAAAACAATGAACTAAAAAAGAGAGCGTATGTTTTACCTAATAGGAGCGATAATAATAATGCTAATGCTAACATTTGAGGGATAATGGAAGATAAAAAAGTCTTAGATGTTTGTTGTGGTGCAAAAGGAATGTGGTTTGATAAATCCGATTCTAGAGCCTTATATCTTGATAAAAGAAATGAGACGCACTATAATGAATATCCAAGCGGAAGGAAAACACTTGTTATAAATCCAGACCAAGTTGGAGACTTTACTGACATAAAACAAGAGAATAATTCTTTCTGGCATGTTGTGTTTGATCCACCTCATATAAAAAGAAATAAGCTAGGAGAAATAACAAAGCGTTATGGAAACCTTGAAGGAGATTGGAGGAGCATGATTAAAAATGGATTTAAAGAATGTTTTAGAGTATTGAAGCCAAATGGCACTTTAGTGTTTAAGTGGTGTGAAGTAGAAATACCATTAAGAGAAATACTCCAGCTTACAAATCATAAACCTTTATATGGACATAGAAGCGGTAAAAGAATGCAGACTCATTGGGTTTGCTTTATAAAGTAAATATGGCAGAGGAAAATAAACCAAAGAAATTAGACGGAAGAAGAAACAATGGAGCTGTAAAGGGAATCTCCAGGGGACAAGGACGCCCTAGAAAGATAGCAGAAAAGGATATAAATAGACTCACACTATCTGCACTTAAGAAGGTGTTTGGTAGTGAGGAGAAGATGTGGCAGGAAGTTGCAAAGTTAGCCAAGGGAGGTTCTTCAAAGCACTGGGACTACATTATGAATTATAGATACGGGAAGCCAAAAGAGATGCAACAGATTGACGTCAACACAAAAGTCAATATACCGATCATAGATTTCGCCCAACCTAAAACAATAGATATAACACCAGAGAATGAAAGAATCGAAGCTAATAGAAATGAAGAACAAAATAGAACGACTGGAGATGATAATGGTTCTGTGTTTGGAAAGAATTGAAAGATTAGAAAAGCTAAGTAAAAATGAAGATAAATAGCACCACTATAATTAGAGTAACCAAAGATTCTTTGAAAGAAATGATGGACATGGCTTCTATTTATTTTGGTGGCTATACAGGTTTAAATCATTACATAGAGGAAAGGATAAAATATAAATTATCAAAAGATTCTAGGTATAATTTAGATAAGAACAACATGAGAAAAAGAATAGCAACTGATGCATGTTCTGAAGTTTTATTATACAAATTCTCAAAAGGTAAATTTCAACCAGACTTTAGCATTGGTCAGTCTAATAAATATAATTATGCAGACTTTAAAGATATCGGATTAAATCTAGGTTTGAAAACAGTACAAGGTTATCACGCTCATTTAGTTAAAATAAAACCAGAATATCCAGAGCTATTAACTAGGATAGTTAAGCATGATAATTATGTAGATTATGAGATACTAGGTGTTGCAACTGTAGATGTTATGAATAAGTATTCTTCGATAGACTTGGTGAAAAGCCCACAAGCAAAAAAGTATAAAAGGGGATTTAATAAATACGATAAGCTAGTTTCAATATTTACATTTGATGATTTATGGCAGTTTCATTACACCCAAAGTACCAACCACTCTTCAGCAGCGACAGTAGGTACTTTGTAATTACTGGAGGAAGAGGTTCGGGGAAATCGTTTGCAGCAACGGTGTTTCTGAACCTTTTGACTTATCAGCAGAACATAGGAGTATTGTTTACACGATACACTATGTCTTCAGCTTCAATGTCCATTATCCCAGAATTCCTGGAGAAGATAGATTTAATGGGAGCTAGGGATAATTTTGACGTAACTAAGTACGACATTAAGAATAAAGCCACAGGTAGTTTCATATACTTCTCCGGTATAAAGACAGCCTCTGGAGACCAGACAGCGAAACTTAAGTCGATTAGTGGTATCAATACATTTGTATTGGATGAAGCAGAAGAGCTTATGGATGAGGAGAGCTTTGATAAGATAGACTACTCCATTAGATCAAAGGACGCCAAGAACCGAGTCCTATTAATCCTAAACCCCACTACAAAGGAGCATTGGATATACCAAAGGTTCTTCCAGAATAGAGGTATCCCAGATGGATTTAATGGGACTAAGGACAATGTAACTTATATACACACAGACTACCGAGACAACATTGAGAATCTATCGGAGTCTTTTGTGAAGCAGGTTGAATCCATGGCGGTAAGAAGACCAGAGAAGTACCAACACCAAATACTTGGTGGGTGGCTACAGAAGGCAGAAGGTGTAGTGTTTACGGATTGGCAGATTGGGCAGTTCAATCATGAGATACCTACTAGGTGCTTTGGATTAGACATAGGATTCTCCAGGGACGAGACTTGTCTCACTGAAGTAGCGGTGGACAAGTACAGAAAGATTATATGGGTGAAGGAACACTTCTATAAGAAAGGATTGGTCACTTCCAATATATATGAATTGTGTAACCGTTATGCAGGGAAGGAACTAATTGTAATGGATAACAGTGAGCCCAGGCTTACAGCAGAACTCGCCACTAGAGGTTTAAACGTCACCAGAACCATTAAGAGAAAAGGATCAATCGCAACGGGTATTGCTTTAATGCAGGACTATAATATAAATCTAGAAGGGGAAAACCTTGTCAAAGAATTCAATAATTATGTATGGGACATCAGAGGTATAAAACCCAGGGACGCCTATAATCATGGGGTTGACAGCATGAGGTACGCAATTGAATACCTACTTGTAAGAACAAATCCAAAAGGAATGTATGTAGTTAAATAATTTTTTTATATATTAGCAGTAATGAATTTGTTTTTCATTGTTTGATAGATTTAGTTAATATTTGGTTGAGCCCTCTAGGAAACTAGGGGGTTTAATTTTTTTATATATTTATTTGGAAATGTCATGTGCAGGTATTATCTTGCACCACATAAACGTATAACATTATGGAAAAATTACTATTTACAATTATCGACAGCCTAGTATCTACAGGCAAGATTTTCTCAGCAACCTTCACTAAGGCTGATGGGACAGAACGCACCGGAGCATTCCGTGTGGGAGTACAGAAAAACCTTAAGGGTAAAGGACTGCAATACGATAGACGTAAGGCACACAACATTGTTGTATGGGACATGAATGCTAATGGCTACAGAACCATCAAGACAGACCGCCTAAAGTCCATTAGAATCGAGGGTAAGACTTATAACTTCGAACAGATATAATATGTATTTATTTAAGTACGTCTACAATTACGATGGCACTATCCGAACTAGGAAAGAAATATACCGACAAGAAGAAAACGGTAAACTAATCCTAGTATCAGAATGCACACCGCTAGACCCTACAAAACTAATAGATGTTAATTACGAGGAAATATGAAACGGAATCAATTCCTACACAACCTAAAGAAAACTAAACGTATAAATAAATTTGAACGAGATGAAACAATCAAAAGAACTACTGGAACTAAAACTAAAAGAGAAGTATCACTACATTTGGGACGATTTAATCAGCAAGAGTAAGCTAGAACTAATTAGCTTATTAGATGGTAGAGATGATCGCCTAGATCAAAAGCGTAGGGATGATGAATGGTTTGGAGATGCCATTATCAAAGTTTACGCTGGAGATAATGAATTAAAGCATACAGTAAAGATTTCAGCAGAGGATACTCCTCATGGCTTATCCAAGGATGCTGTATTTGAATGTGCTAGACAATTACAAGCTCAATACATAGATTGGACAGATACACGCACAGAGATATTGTTCACTGAAAACTTTGATTCAATATGAAAATAGATAAATACATCTTATTACTTGCTCTTCAAGTTCTCAAACAAGAAGTTATGGATGCAATGAAAGATAAGGAAACAGAAGAGGGTATTAAAATAAGTGAGCAACATTTAGCAAGAATTAAAAAACAGATTAATCACTTATCAATATGAAACTCAACTTACTAGATTTATTTAGTGGGATAGGCGGATTCCACCTTGGACTAGAACGAGCAGGCTACAAAGTCAATTCGTACTTCTCTGAGGTGGATAAGTACGCCATTGATGTATATAAGAATAAATTTAAGAATAGTACATATGTCGGATCAGTTACAGATGTTCGGGGAGCAGAACTCCCAAGAATCGATGCCATCACTTTTGGAAGTCCTTGCCAAGACTTCTCACTTGCTGGAAAACGTAAAGGAATGGAAGGAGAACGAAGCAGCCTTATCCTTGAAGCAATTAGGCTTATACAAGAATGCAGACCTCGTTTTTTTATCTGGGAAAACGTTAAGGGAACATTCTCCTCAAACAGTGGCGAAGACTTTGCGGCAATCCTGCAAGCGTTTGCCAACATTGGGGATTATACAATCGAATGGCAACTGCTTAATACAAAGTGGTTTCTACCCCAAAATAGAGAGAGAGTCTACCTTGTCGGATATACTGGAGCAAGAAGTGGACAACAAGTATTTCCTATCAGAGAAAGCATTGGAGCTGCTGAAGGATTGGCAGAAACAAGGCAAGAGAGTGCCTGTATCACAACAAGCTATAGAAAAGGAATAAACTACGATAACCAATTAATCAGAGTACCCACTAACAACAGTAAAGGGTATGAAACTATGTCTCCTGGGGATAGTTTGAATTATGCTAATCCAAAGTCAAAAACTAGAAGAGGTAGGGTTGGTAAAGGCGTAGCACAAACACTAGACACTGGTTGTGAGCAAGCTGTTATTGATAAGAAGATTATTTCCTACTCCAGAGATAAAAAAGGTAAAGTAGTGAATAGGAATCTTAAAGATGATGCAAACACCGTACACACCTCTACTGGAACTGGAAACAATACAGATCAATATGTCCTTGAATATAATAACATTAGAAGACTTACGCCAGTTGAGTGTGAAAGGTTACAAGGTTTTCCAGATAATTGGACAGCTAATGGTGCTACAGCTCCTATATCAGACACACAAAGATATAAGATGTGTGGGAATGCTGTAACAGTAGATGTGGTTGCAGAGGTAGCTAAGAATATTAAAAGAACTATAAAAATAATATGAGAACATATATAAATGATAATGGGGAAGAAGTAGTACCCATTCTATTAGAGAAGAGAGAAATAGCATTGATCCAATCACTGCTTGATACGCACATCAAAACCTTAGAAGGATTGATGCCGGAGGGTAAGCCAGGTTTACCCGTACATAAACAATGGATGTATAACCTAGAAGAAAAATTATAAAAATTATGCAATTAAAACAAACAGAACAAAATGAAACGGTGTATTATAATATACCTGAAACAGACATTAGATTAGAAAAGGATTTATCAACTGGTAAAGCAACATATTGTGCTAACTTTGATAATTGTACAGCCGATGAGGAAGACAGTTACTTTATAAGGTACAGTTATCTAGGAGATTATACTGAAGACTATAGAGATGTAATTAGTGAAATTGAACACTATATGGAATGGTTTATTGGCTTTTCTAGAAATATTAGTGTTTATGATGAAATAAGAGAGTCTTATATAAAATCATTAAACACTGGATTATTTAAGGAAAAATTTACGAACCAAACTTTATTAAATCTACCTTTAGATTCAATATTATGACCACTGAATTCAATAGGCTTCCCGATCTATGAATTCAATACCCATTCCACGCAATTCAATACCCCCTTCTGTGAATTCAATAGGGGGTTTCTTTTTTTTATATGTTATGCATGCATAGTATCTGAACCGCTCCAGGAACTCCAGCCCGCCAGGCACATTTATGCACATTTGCACACCTTATATATATATAGCCCAAAATGTTAAAGATATGTTAAAATTTTGCCAGGTGCACAAAAATGCACTTAATTAGCACCAGATAAGAACAACAAATATTTTTAACTAAAACTAACAAAATGTTACATTTACAACAAATTACACAAGAAAACAAAGAACGTTTAAACCTATTAAAAGGGTGCGAAGTTCAGAGTATAACGTATGAAAACTGCGTATACATCAACAGACAACACCAGGTAATAGATGCCGGGGAAATTATCGACACACTCGACACAAACAAAAAAATAGAGGAAATTTGGGAAGAGTTCACAGATCAAGAACTCGGGAGCGAATTCGATTATATTTTTGACTAATAAACCTAAACACTAACCCGCCCCCTTCGGGGGGCATAAATCAAACACAATGAAAAACACAAACACACAAACAAACGACAAACTTTTCACAACTAAGCAAATCATCTATTTTTTACTAGGTGCATGTACTTTTTTAAGTTCATTATCTTATTTATTAATTAAAGCAAACGCCTAAACAATGACAAACAACAACTACCCACCAGGTGCAGAGTTCGACAGCTCTGCCCCATGGAACAAACCAGAACCTAAAGCAGGTAATTTATATTGCTTTGTTTTAGACTATGAAAGCGGACAGTGTAACCGGGTCACAGTACCAGACACATGGGACACCGAACAGATCGAAGAATATTTGCAAGACAATCAATTTAAATTGAGTGAGATTTATTACATGATAACAACAAACAAAACCCTAGACACATGGTAAAAAATACAGACCACACAAAACAAACTAAACTATTAAAACAATGAAACAAATTTATAAATACATAGTAGTAACCCACGTTGGTGGACTACCTGGAGACTCCTGGGCACATGGCAAAGCCTACAATACCAGAGAAGAAGCACAACAAAAGTTGAACGAATATAGAGAGGAGCAAATACATGACAACGATTTGCAACAAGAGCAAATTCTTACCGACAACAAAAACGAATTTTATTTCGATAATGGCGAATGGTGGGAATATACAACAATTCACAAAATAGGTTTAATATGATACAAGACACAGACCACCGAAAACGCTTAATTATTGAACTAATTAAGATTAAAGTAAAAACAGGGCAACCCCTTGACAAGATATTGACCAAGCTAACCCGGGATAGATATAAGCACTGGAATTGGACGCAACTCCTAGAGGACGTACAAAGATACTACCAGGAACTTGGAGCAACGCCAGAAGACATTGAAAACAGACTAAAGGAAATCGAACAAAACTATTAACGCCATGAATAAACAACAAGCCAAAAAGCTACTAAGCCAAAACAGCAAGATAAAAACCACCAGCCAGGAGCTAGGAGTGCAGGTATTCAATTTTAATATACCAGCTTTCAAAAGTGATACAGGCAAAATCACATGCCCATTCGCACTGAATGACGGGAGCGAAAAAGATTGTGTGAAGTTTTGTTATGCCCAGGCAGGAAATTATAAAAGGTTCGCCAAGAGTATTAACCCAGGCATGGAATACCGCTACAAACTAAGCAAGACCGTTGCATTTGTCCCGCTACTAATTGAAGCTATAAAGACATTGAAAGCTGATTATATCCGAATTCATGACTCAGGCGACTTTTATTCACCTAAGTATGTTGCAAAGTGGGTGCAGATAGCGGAAGCCCTACCAGGGGTGAAGTTTTACGCCTATACTAAAAGCCATGACTTTTTTCGTGGTATTGAGATACCGCCAAACATGGATATCATTTTTAGCGAAGGCAGTAAGCTAGATGCAAAGCTCAACAAGGAAACCGAAAGGCACGCCAGTATTTTTAAATCATTGGGCGAACTCCAGGAGGCAGGATACCAGGACGCAAGCAAAATAGATCTACTTGCAACAAAGTTTTACAGCAGTAACCACCGAATAGGTTTAATATATCATTAAAGACATGGAAGAAATTGTAAGCAATTGTTGTGGAGCTCCACTCCTTTACATATACCTAGGGACAGAAAGCGACATTTGTAGTCAATGTTTAGAGCATTGTGACCCTGAAGAACTAGAGTAAAAATAAATTTAATCAACCATTAATTAAAAATTAAGCACCTTAAACGGGTGCTTTTTTTATGCCTTGTAAATTGTAAAGGATTGAAAACCAGAGGTAGAAAGTTTAAAAGGAGGAGGAAAATAGGCTTTTTTTATTAATTCAATCGCAACCCCACCCCCAAACAATTCAATCCAATAGGAGCAGCAGAGACAGCCCCAGAACCCGACAAGAACCCGCCCCGAACCCGAACCACAGCCCCCACC